TTACCACATAAAATTTACGAGGAGTATACTCTCTAGCCATTTCTTTAGCTTTTTTACTACCCTCCATTAATAAAGCTTCCTTTGCTTCATACATTGGGCAATGTTCACCATCATTTAATTTATTACAGTAAATTTTTTCATATTTACCATTCACTTGTCTTTCGTAAAAATATACTTCTTCGAATGGAGACTTACCATCTTTTGCAGGTAAAATTCTAAATCTTCGAGTTGCATTTTTTACACCTTGTTGAAGTTTTTCAGTGAAATACTTCTTAAGTCTATCTTCATTAGATAACTTAGGTTTTTTTGAACTGTTTTCAGTATTACTTTCATACTGAGACAAAATCGCGTCTAAACTGTTACTCATTTCTATTTTTTTTAAATGTTAATAATTATTTCTAAATATAATAAGTTTTTTCTTAAAAGTCAATACATGAAAAAACCAATAATGAACAAATATAGTCATTATTGGTTAATATGTCAAATAATTTTTTTAATTATTTAATAATCTTCGTCATCCTTATCATAGTCAAAAGAATTTTTTATTTCTGTTGCACTATAATCATCTACGTCTTTTTGAGTTATGGTGTATTCTTCCTCTTCTTTACCCCCAACATCATATCCTTCTTTATCTGACCAATAATCAGTTAAGGAAACACTATATGGAAAAGAATCCATCGATCTCATTTCTAATCTTTCTACCGGTGTTGGGTTTCTATCTGCTATTTCTTTTTCTAATCCATCTATTTTATTAATAACTTGATCCATATCACCTACCTTACCTTCTAAATCACCTAATTTACCTAATAATTCATCCATTTTAGCAGTCATACCCTCAATTTCTGTTCTAGTTTGTTCTGCCTTATCTACTATATCAGTAACATCTACTTCGACAGTTTCTTCACCACCTTCCTCAGTTGCGAATTCATCTTCCACTTCCATACCTTCTTCACCTGCAAATGGATCTGTTTCACCTGCAAATGGATCTGTTTCACCTGATCCTTCTTCAGTATCTAAATCTACAGTTTCTTCTTCACCACCTTCTTCTGCAAATGGGTCTTCAGTAGTCTCTTCTTCTGTACCTTCTCCACTTTCTGTATCACCACCATCAGGAACAGGATCTTGTTCATAAAGTTGTTTAGCACCTAATAAAAGTTCGTCAGTATCATCACTGTCAACTTTATCTTCCATATAAAACGTATATTCCAATAGTTCCATATGTCTTTTTAACTCTTCCGATATTAATTTTTTCTTATCCATTTTTTTTATATTAATAATTGTCTTCCGTCAGTAGTTTTATAAACTTTATTAACTCTTTCCACAATTTCTTTACCATCATTAATTAAACATTCTTCCCCTTCACACTCTTTTTCTTCATTAACTTTAAGAAATTCATTAAGTGAGTCTTCTAAATCTTTAGTTCTTTGTATGTCTTTTTTATTATCCATATTAAGCTCTTTTATTATAAATATAAGAATTTTAAGAAAAATTACGTTTAATATCTATAATAGTTAATTCATTTTTTTTAGTTATCAACATTTTATTTTGGTATTTATCCCATTCTATCTTATGTTCTTTATGATTTAAATTACCTGTTTCTCCATTACTTTCACTTTCAATCAATTTATTAAGTGCATTAATAGTATAAAAACACTCTCCCTTTTTGTGTGTTATGATAGTGGTAGGGAAAAATGATTTAGTATTTATTTTTTTTCCATCCCTTAAATATAATCTAAATGTTAAAATTTTTTTACCTATTTCTTGCGGGGAAGTATAAATAAATAATTTTTCTTTAGGTATTTTAAACCTTTTTTCTATATAATCACTGAAACCATCTATTCTATCCTCATCAACAAATGATGCTAGTGTGATTATTTTTGTCTGTTGTTCCATATCTATAAATGTATGGTATGATTTTTTTATTGTTATAATCTACACACCCTATACATTTATTAAATATTTCATTTTCAGATAAAGTTACCTTAGAAAGTTGATTTATTTTATGTTTAATTTTATCTATATCTAAACCTAAAAATAATAATATTTTTAAGTCTAATCCAAAAACTAAATTTTTATCGTATAAATATACCATATCATCATTAATAATTGTAATAATATTATTTAATGAATATATTTTTCTTATTATTTTTCTTATTTTTTTAGGATTATCATGTATTAAATCAACAAAAACATAACTATTTTTATTATCTATAAAATCCAAACATCTGTGTTGAAATTTTTTTAAGTCTATTTCTAAATCTACTTTTCTTTCATTATTATTAAAAGTCCAAAAAGTTTTATCATCAATTTTCTTATTTAGTATTGAAACATTTTCTTCACCATAAATTTCTTTAGTTGCATCCCAACCAATAATTAATGTTATAAAATTATCGTTTATTTGTGAAATATTTTCACAAACATTATATTTTTTATCTGAAAATTTATCTTTAGTTACTATATTTCCAATATACATATTACAAATATACTATTTTTTTATGTTAAAAACAAACTATGTAGTGGATGGTGCAATAGTTAAATCAGAATTTTTATTTTCTTTATATAAATTTACTCCTTTATTTTTAAATTTAGTACCACCAACTGTTTGACCTATTAATTTATCTCCACCACCTTTTACCGGTAAAGTGTTTAAAACTATTGCAAAGTTTTCAAACGAATCTTCTATATCTTTTCCATCTTTAAAATTTAAACTATTTACAGTATGATTAAAATTCTCAGCTTGTCCACCATTTGCCCAACCACCAGGTGGGTAGTTTTCTTCACTTTTTAATCTCGTATCTTTTTGTGTAGATAATTCTTCAATTTTTTTGTTAATGTCGTTTATTTCTTTTTCTAACTCATCATTTTCTACCACTCTAGCAATTCTTTCTTCAGGAGAAATTGCCTTTAGTGAAAGGTTAATTTTTTCTTGATTTACTTTCATTCTTGCTTCTATTCTCGCTTTGTCTTTTTCTTGTTCATCTATTTTGCCTTTGTTCTGATAACTACCACTATAAGGATAATTAGTCCATCTCCATGCAGATATTTCACATGATGTTTTAATGTCTATGGTATCACCAGTTAATTTAGTCATAGGTGTTTTTGTGTCTTCACTAAACCTCATATATTGATCCCTACCTATGATAGGAATAAAACCTCTAGGTCTAAAAACATAAGCGTCTTTAGTAGTATCAAAATCTCGATTACCAAATCGGTTATCGATTTGACTATATAATCCAAACCCTTTATCGCTATCTGAATTATTCCATGTTAAAACATCTATACTAAAATTATTTGATTTTGTCATAGCATTTGCTAAGAACATAGTAACTTGTGAATTACTTTTAATACGAAATCCTTTTAAAGTATTTTTTAAATTAGTAGCTAAATTTGTGGATGCATTACTTATCCCCATAGTTATTAAATTACTTTCAGTTATAGAATCAAAATTAAAATTTTCATCAGGACCTTTATCTGCAGGAATACCGGTATTAAAATCAATTTCTTGTCTTATAGAACTTTGAAGTAAAATAGGTTCTGTTTCTAATGTATCGTCTAAACCTATATTTAAAAAAGTAGTCATTTTATCTACAACTGGTGTTATATATTTACTTTGTCTTACACCAGTAAAAGATGTAGTCATATGGTTAGGGGTGATATTATGTGTAACATTTAAAATCATATATGCACCATCGAAAAAAGGTACATTGTCTAATTGAAAATACATCATAGGTTGAATATTCATACAACCTAAAGCTTCAACACTACAAGTATATGAACGAGATCTAAACATCTTATATAAATCTGTACCTTGATAAGTCCTACTAGTACCACCTCTTTTATCAATTAAGTCAGTTAATGTTTTATGGTATTCCGCAGTATCTTTGTGTTCTTGTTGATTCAATGATACACTTTTAAAAACTGTTTGGTTTTCTGTACCAAATGATACTCTAAAACCAACTAAATTGATGTTATCTTCAGAAGCATTAGATACTGATTTACCTTTAGCTTCTCTTCTAAGTCTCCTTTTTTCTTTTCTACTTTGTTGTCTTGCTTGTCTTTTTTCTGACTTCTTTGGTGCTAAAATATCAGAAGGTGGAAAATCCAAATTAAACCCATCGTTTTTAAATGTATATCTATTTTGTTCTTCTATATTTAATACTTGTGACGCACCTCCTGCGTAAATGCAAAGATATGTTGGACCACTACTATCATTTCTATCCGAAATATTAGTTATAGGTTTAAACATAGTAGAAACTTCTTCCGGATCTCTATAGTTAACATAATTAGGTAGTATTTGAAAAAGAAAATTACTGTCTCTAAGTAATTTAGACATATAAAAATACATATTAGTAGTTAAATTTTGACTTATACTAATAACACTTTCTAAATTTATTATAGCTTTATCACCAATATCGTTAAACCCCCTATCAACAAACCTAAAATACTTAAATAAGTCTTTATTGTCTTTGGCACAAGCGTTAAAAGCTAATTCCCTTTTGGATGTGTTACCTGCCACCCATCTATCGTATACATTTTTTATACTATTATATGCAGCTTGTTTAATATCCTCCATATTATTAGTCTGATCAGTTGATTCTGTTTTATTTGTTTTACCATCACTACTTTTAATTTCTGTATTAAAACTTTGTTTAAATTTATTTAAATAATTGTTAAAATTGACTGAATCAAAATCTGAAGAACTAGTTTCATTAGTTACAACAATTAATTTTTCTGTTTCTTTTAATAAGGTTGTTAAATTTATACCTTTTTTAAACTTTTCATCAATAGATAAATCATCATTAGAATATTCTATTACCGCTTTACTAAATTTAGAAAAACTTCCATCATTTACCCATTTAGTAAAATAATCTATTAAATTATTTTTTGTCTGTACTGGTAACTCTAACAAACTACTATTTAAACTTGTTTGTTTACCATACCATAAAGGTTTAATATATGTTGTTTGTGTGGGTATAGATGAACCACTATATATAGAATCGTCCCATGTTATGGGATCTATTTCTAAACTATTTCTCCATAAAGTACCACCAATATAGTATAAAAAATATTTAGGTAATATATAAATAACTGGTGGTTTTAGAAAAAATAAACTACCAGTTTTAAATTTATCTTTTTCTACTGTTTCAGACCAAGTTTTAAATGGTAATGTAGATAATAATAAAAGTGCTTTAGATAAATCTGAAGTGTTATTAGTGTATAAATTTGAATCTGTTAAATACTTTGGTTTTTCTGTATCACTTTCACCTTCTACAGGTTCAGCTTTTTTATTATAAAGGTTAATCCAATCTGTAACTATAGGTGTATTTGGTACTGGATTGTCTGCAGGATTGATTCCCCCATCAATTAATGTAATATCACTTTTTAGTGAAAAAGTTAGACTACCTTCTTTACCTGCTTTTTTTAATAATAATTTACTTTGTTTTTCTAACCAACATGTATAAGATAAATTACGATTAGCAATATAATTAATCCATTGCGTATATTTAACAACACTACTATCAATTACTGACTTATCAAAAACTTCTTTAACATTTTCAATATTTTGTTCTTCCGTTAAATTTACCTTATTTCTAATTATTTTTTTACCTTTGATACTATTACCTAAAATAAGTTTACTCATTTTTGGATTATCTATCTTATAAATGGTGTCCTCATCATTACTTTGTTGGTATTCGACACTATTTAATTCTTTTATTCTTTCGTTAACAATTTTAGTTATTTTATTAGTATTATCTGTTAAATTTAATGGATTGTCTTTTAAAAATTGATTTAAAATTTGGTAAATAGTATCTTTACTTTCTTTATCAATAAAGGATATTTTAGCCCAAATTCCATCCCAAGTAGCATATTTACTCATAGTACCAAAATCTCCTGTTGCGGTTGAATAATATTTTAATATTACAAATCTATCTACTAAAGCTTTTATAAATTTTTCATATAAAACATCTTTTCCTTCTGCGGTTTTTGTTTGTGCAACATTTAACAAATAAAACGGATTTTTTTCACAGTCTATTGGATTTATTGGTATCCAGTTATCTGTATCATTACCACTACTACTACCCTTAGCTTTATTAACTTGTTTAGTAATACCTAATAAACTTTTTTCTTCTTTTAATAAAGCTTCAATTAAATTTTCAATAAATTTAATTTCAGGAAAAGCAGTTCTAGCATCCGTATCTTCAGGTTTAAATATTTCTTTTGATCCTATAAATTTTTCTACAAAACCTCCATCTTGTTTAACAAACAAAGAAGGAAACGCATATATTGTTTGACTTTTAAAATCAAATTCTTCTTTTAATTGTAAATCACTGGTGACACCAGCAGACTCTAATGCTTTTTGTCTTTTTTTGTTCTTCCTTTCTGCAGAATAACCAATATCAAATATTGTCATTAAAAAAGCTTGTGCATTATTACATAGTATCTGAAATACTGTACCTATTGTAGGTTTATACCCTAATCTTTCCGATAAAGAATTATTTAATTCTTCTACTAATTTTTCCTCTTTTTTCTTTTTTGATTTACGAATATTAATTAACATATCATTCACCATCATTCTGATTGCCCTAAAGTCTAATATTATTCCAGGTGTAGCGTTACCAAAACCACTATTTAAGTTACCAGGCTCATTATTATTAGTGTCTTTAGAATAGTCGTTTATAACAATTTGAGATACATCAAAGTTATTATTAGCTTCATCATATTCGCTTGGATTATTTTTAGTTAATATACTATCTTCACGCCTTATTTCATCAATAAATTCAAGTAAAGTTAATTGTCCTTTTTTAGAAATTTCAAAATCTATAAAAAAATCAATTTGATTATTAATATTATTTAATTCTGAAGGAGAAAAGAAACCACTTTGACCAGCACCGGATCCAAAATTTAATGTAAACTCATCGTAATTTACGTTTTCACCATCTGTATTTTCGGAAAATCTCCAGTACTCTGTATTTTTCGTTGCTGATCCACCTAATACTCCTTTAGCGATATTATCATTATTACTAAGACTACTTTTATTTTCACCATAAAAATTAACATAGTCTGTAATAAGATTATTTAAATCATTCATATATAAGTTTAATGATGGAATCATTGTAGACTTAACAAATAATAAATCTCTTATAGACAAATAATTTTCACCTAAAGTTAAATTTACTGATTTAATTCCACTTGTATTTGTTGTATTTGGTGAATTTAATTGTGATAAGTAAGGTGGTGCACTAGTTTTGTCCTTATAAGTATCGATGTTTGCTTTTGGTATTGGACTACCAATAAAGCTTAATATTTCTTCTACTTTTTTCTCCTGTGTATTTAATATTTGTAGTTCTTTATATTTAGTATTTTCTATTTTTAATTCTTCTAAGTCTATCTGTAATTTACTTAATTGTTTCACAAAATCATCTAATGAAGGTGTATCTATTGTTTGAGTTCCATCACTTGTTCCATTTTTAATTGTCCCAACTGTGAGTGGTAACTCAGTTAAATTTTTTAATCCTATTTCTGTATTAAGTGTACCAATTATATCTCCTATTGTAATATCTGCAAGAAATGCTTGTTGAAACCCTAAAAAATTTGCGGAAATATTAAAATTACCAGTTCCAGCATCGAATTTTGATGTCCAGTTAACCAAATTTAAACAATATGATACAGGTTTACCAAAATATCCCTTTACAGTCAAATTAAAAATAGGATAAGGCATTTTAAAAAATATACTATATGGTGATTTTCTATTATCTTGTTCTATAACATCAAATAGCCCACTACCCCTTACATCTGTAAAATCAATGTCTACTTGTGGTATTAAACTAGTATTGTATTTTATGTTAATAGATGTTATACCGAAACCTTCTAGTAATCCACTACCTAAACTGTTTTGAATACCCCCAATATTAGTATAACTTGTAGTTGCATAAGATTTGACATCTCCCATTATATTTTTTTGTGGTTCACCAGCTTGATTGTATTTTACTTCTGTTGATACAAATTCAATAATACCAAATCTACTCTCTTCAAACTCATTTTCATTTTCACCAATAGTTGCCACCCCCCTATTACGTTCTTCCGCAGTCAAACTAATATAAATAAACATGTCTTCTGCAGGTAAAACATTTCTACCTGAAGGGTTAGGGTCTACTAACATTAAACCCGCACCAACTTGTTTAACCTCAACATCTTTTTCTTCTTCTCCCATAACTTAAAATTTAACCCGTTCCGTTTAATTTCTGATATTTTTGTACTTCAGAAATATATTGTTGTAAACTGTCTTTAAACGGAAAAGGTATTCTTATTATTTCATTATTTGGTATTGACTCTTCTACCCCCCCATACTGTGGATTAGCTAACATAATTAACCAACCGTGATAAGGGTTTCCATAATATTCTTGACTTAATTTGTCCATTCTACTTTGAGTTTGTCTATATAAAACTGATTTATCACTAGATTTAGGCTCTATTTTTATAAATGGTAACGGTGTGTATTTACCATTAAAGTTGAATTTTTGATATCGGTTATAATATTCTGTACTCATAATACTTATAATAATTTATTATCTGAAATAGTAAATGTTTGATTACGTTGAAGTTCTTCTCCATCGTTTTCATATGATACACTTATACTAACACTAATTATAGATTCTTTTAATTCATCTATACTGTTTTCTATATTTTGTATCTCTGTTTGTATTTGACTTTTTCTATTTATGTTATATGCACTTGTGTTTGATAATGAATCATATTCCGCTTGTAAATCTAGTATATCGCCATTAAAGTCTACAATATCTTGAGATTGACTAAAAGCAATACTAAATATTGGTATGTTACTTAGTTCTATAGTATTACTTTTACTAGTGAATACTTCATCTATATGTACTATATCACTACCACTATCAGTTATAACTACATTTATGGGGTTTGGTAATGGTGTTAATATTGAATTTATAAGTGTTTCCACTATTACATTTTGTCCATTAGGATTAATATTTATTTCAATACTATTAGATGGTATTGTAGGTTGTGACTCACCAGTATTCTGTGATGCCTGATTTAGAGGTACTTCTTGTTTAAGACTAGCATTAGGTGAGTCTCCAATTAATTTTATTTT